AATTGGTTTTTTGGTAAAAAAAATATATCAAAAAAAATATAAAAAGGAGTTTACATCTTATGCCAGGTATAGGTAGTTTAGTTAAAAGACGCGTTCCCGATGTTTACTTCCAAAGATATCAAGATGGTGGTTCAGTTTATAACATTGGAGATCCAGGACCTTATGGTGAACTTGAAACACAAGAAGAAAAAATAAGACGAATGGATCAAGAACTTATGAACATGTTAAACGAAGATGATGCCGCAATGTCAGAAATATTTAAAGAACGTCAACAAAGATTTTTAGATAACAGTTCCGAAGAAGACAGGATGGTAAATCCTGATGACGTATATGGAGAAGGATCCGACACTACATACGGCGATGACACATTTGCTCGTCAACTGTATGAAATGGAACAAAGAAAAAAAATGCAAGAAATTTTAGGTTCTTTAGAGCCAGGCGAAGGCCTAGCACACGGCGGCGCGGTGCGCCCGCGTGGCTACAACATGGGCGGTGCGGTGATGCCACAACAACAACAACAACGACCACCACAAGGTATTGCCACAATGATGAGCGACCCAAGAACAAACATGGGCAACATGCCTAACCAACAACAGCAACAACTTGCCGCCTTGCAAACTACAGCAAATGCAGCAAACTTAAATGCTAATAACTTACAAAAATCAATGCAAGCGCAACAGCAACAAGCTATGCGAGGAGGTGTAACAGCACCTATTTCTCAAGTGCGCATCCCATCAGTCAAGCGCCGTCAATTTGAGGACACATTATTGAACTCTAGACGTCGTGGACAAAAAGCTGGTCAAACGGCGCAAAGGCGTGCTAGTATTCCAGCAACAATATTTGGATAGTAAAATGGCAACACAAGCAGACATTAGAGATTTCATTGCAATGGTAACGAGTGGCTTTATGCCTCTTCGAGATTTAATTGTTAAAGGTCAACAAATGGGTCTTAATGTACAAGACACTGTTGAGATAGTAGCCAACCTACAACCAAACTTAGTACCAAGCAACATTATGGCAAGCATGAATGCGCCTGCTATGGTGGGTGATCCTTACACAGCACCACGAATTGGTTTTGACGAAGCTGTAACAGAATACGGTGTTCAAGAAGAACCACAAACAGGTATTTTTCAAGAAATGGCCGAATTACAATTTGATGATCCAGTGCCAGATTATTATTATAACAGAGATGGCACATATGACACAGGTGTAGGTGAATCAAGTTATGAGCAGCAATATCGTAATCCAAATTTAGATGCCGAACCAGAGTATGATTATCAAGCACCACCGATAGATCCTGTGACCGCCCCAGTCGAAACTTTGATCAGCAACCCTAATAGAAGAGGACCAGGAGTAGGCTCAGGCTCAATGAGCATGTCTGATGTTATTAACAATAACTTACGAGAATCTATGGGTCAGGTAGGTGAAGGGCAAACACCGCAAACGAGATTCCCACCGCCAATGCCATCGCCAAGACCGGCGCCACCAGGAATAAGACTCCCAAGAGTTGCGACTGACCCTTTTGAGATAATTGATAATAAAAGGGAACTTGGCAGACCACCTCCAGTAATACCTCCAGTAATAGATATTGAGCCACAAGTTTCACCAAGACCACCAACACCACCTGTTAATTTTTCTTACGGTGATACACAAACAGGAATGATGGATGCAGCCGCTACGTTGAGAAGTCCATTTACAAGTGGTATGGATAGACAGGCAGCGCAAGACTATATGAGCGGTATTGTTTCTAATATTAGGCTGCCATTTTAAGAGAGGAAAACAATGAAAAATATTATTGCTATATTTGTTGTCAGTGTATTTTGTATTTCATGTTCTACTAGTAATATTTCAATTAATGCAAATATTCCAGAATCACAAGAAGTTGATATACATATTCAGACAAAAAATAAAACAACAAACTAGGAGACAGTTATGGAACAATTAAAAACAATTATTAGCTATGTAAAAGATCATGGTTGGGACTACGTTGACGCTACATTAGGTGCCGTCATTGGTCTGCTTTTGTTTATAATCATTATAAACTAAGAATTAATCATGTTATCACTTTTAGGTTCCGTCCTCGGATTTGGAACAAGCTTTTTGCCGTCTGTATTAGGGTTCTTTGAGAAAGGACAATCTAACAAACATGAATTAAAGATGTTAGAGGCTAGGGCTAAATATGCCGATACCTTGAGCAAGCTTAAAGTTCAAGAGTTAGATGCCGAAGCAGACATACAAGAAACACGTTCTATCTACGAGCATGCATCAGAAGTTGCAGCTAACAGTAAATCTACGTTTATATCTGCTATTCAAGCATCGGTTCGTCCTGTTATTACATATTTTTTCTTTGCTCTTTTTGCCACGATAAAAGGACTTGGGGTTTATGTTGCCGTTCAAGATGGATCTGATGTAAGTGAAGCTATATTAAATAGCTGGGACCAAGAGACTGCAATATTGTTTTCAACAGTAATATCTTTTTGGTTTGGTGGTAGAGCTATGAAACATATTAGAAATAGTAAAGGTTAGGAGTGATGTCTCAATTCGATTGGGATAAATTAGCAGACGGGCTTTCTGGAGAGGAGGCTCGTTATGCTTTGAAACTTAAACAACGCCTTGGTGGTATAGAAACACAAAAGCAAAGACAAGATGAGTTTATGCCTTTTGTTAAACATATGTGGCCAGACTTCATAGAAGGCGAACATCATAAAATATTTGCAAAACAATTAGAAGCTGTTGCTCATGGTAAGTCTAAAAGACTTATCGTTAATATGCCACCTCGTCACACAAAATCTGAATTTGCGAGTGTTTATTTTCCAGCGTGGATGATGGGACGCAATCCTAAGTTAAAAATAATTCAAGCAACACATACAACAGAGCTTGCAACAGGTTTTGGTCGTAAGTGTAAAGCTGTTGTTAACAGTCCGCCTTTTCAAGAATCTTTTCCTGAAGTTAAGATATCACCAGAAAGTCAAGCCGCTGGTCGATGGAACACGGTCGATGGTGGGGAGTATTTCGCCGCCGGCGTCGGCGCGGCGATAACAGGACGTGGTGCGGATTTGTTAATTATTGATGATCCACACTCTGAGCAAGATGCTTTATCATCAACATCTTTTGAAGCATGTTATGAGTGGTATACGTCTGGTCCAAGACAAAGATTACAGCCAGGTGGGTCTATTGTTATTGTTATGACACGCTGGTCTACAAAAGATTTAACAGCTGAAGTTTTAAAGATGCAATCACGAAAAGGTGCAGATCAATGGGAAGTTATAGAATTTCCCGCTATATTCGAAGATGATAGTGTTCTTTGGCCTGGTTTCTGGTCCCGTGATGAGTTAGAGGGTGTTAAAGCATCGCTACCTGTTTCTAAATGGTCTGCACAGTGGTTACAAAAACCAACCAGTGATGCAGCCTCAATATTAAAAAGAGAGTGGTGGAAGAAATGGGAAGAAGATGATCCTCCAAGATGTGAATATGTATTACAATCTTATGATACAGCATTCCTTAAATCAGAAAGAGCTGACTATAGTGCCATAACAACGTGGGGTATTTTTTATCCTGATGAGGATACAGGTCCTAATATTATTTTACTTAACAGTGAAAAAGGACGATGGGAGTTTCCAACTCTTAAACGTAAGGCCCAAGAGCATTACAATGATTATGATCCTGATATGGTTCTTGTCGAAGCTAAAGCTTCTGGATTACCTTTATCACAAGAGTTGAGAAATATGGGAATACCTGTTATTAATTTTAGTCCAGGAGGTCGTCGTTCCGGTCAAGACAAAATAGCAAGAGCAAATGCCTCTGCTCCTATGTTTGAAGCTGGTTTAGTGTGGTGTCCTGATGCAGAATGGGCTGAAGAAGTTGTCGAGGAATGTGCATCATTTCCTAATGGAGATAATGATGACTTGGTAGATTCAACAACTCAGGCTATACTGCGTTTTAGAGAAGGTGGTCTTGTTCGTCATCCTGAAGATTATGAGGAAGATGAGGAGTCTAGTCCACGTCAATTTGAATATTATTAAAGGAGAAGTAAATGCCAAGAGTTGGAAAAAAGAATTTTTCATATGATGACGAAGGTTATGCAGCAGCGCAGGCCGAAGCCGATCGTACTGGAAAGTCTATGATTACAGGATATGCTAGAGGCGGTTCTGTAGATGATTTGTTAGAAGAAGGTGCAAGAACAGTATCCGATTCTGACAGAAGAAAATTAGCAAGAGATTATGAAAATAATTCTCGTGCTGCTAACAGAGATTTTGAATATGACAGAGCAAGTTACGAGTTAGATCAAAATGCTGGAAGAACAATGTCTGATAGAGATAGAATGGTTAAAGGTTTTTCTGAGGGCGGAGAAGTTTTTGCTGAATCTAAAACAGTTACAGTACCTAAAGGCAACGGCGCAGGCACTATGAGAGGCATGGGCGCAGCTACTAGAGGTGGTAAATTTTCTGGAACATTCTAGAAAATGGACATCACAGACTTTTTAGATTATAAAGTAGTAACATTAGAAGAAGCAGTATCAAGAGCTATTTGTTTTGGTAATGCCGATCATAAGTGTGCTTGTAAAAGTCCGATAAGCTGTGATTATCATGAGAATTTTAGGATGTCAGCTTTATCGGCTATTGTAGTTATTATGGCTGCTGATGTACTTGAAATACCAAAGTCGGAGATTAATTAATGGCAAGTGTTGAAAATCCTTTTGGACCAGGGGGTCCTGAAGAAAATCCATTAGAACTTGAACAACCTTTATCCAACGGAGAGGTTCCTGCTGAAATCGTAGAAATGATTGAAGCTGGTGGCTTAATGGATCAAGAAGGTAATATTGAGTTTGGAGCTATTGAAGAAACAGAAGAAATTAATCTCGTTCCATTTGACGGTAATTTAGCTGAATATATGGAAGATACAGAATTGATGAATATCTCCAACGATCTTCTTGGCGGGATAGAGGAAGATAAATCATCAAGAAAAGGATGGGAAGAAACATACGAAAAAGGAGTTAAACTTCTTGGCTCTCTAGATCCAGAAAGGTCTGAGCCTTTCCAAGGTGCTTCAAGTGTTATTCATCCTATGCTTGCGGAAAGCGCAACTAAATTCCAAGCAATGGCTTACAAAGAATTATTACCAGCCGGTGGTCCTGTAAAAACTATGGTTTTAGGAGATCCTACCCCAGAAGTTCAAGCCCAAGCTGATCGTGTTCAAGAATTTATGAATTATGAAATTACTTGCGAAATGGAAGAATATGATCCTGAATTAGATCAACTTCTTTACTACCTTCCTTTAAGTGGCTCAGCCTTTAAAAAAGTTTACTATGATTCTAATATGGGAAGACCTTGTGCAAGATTTGTGCATGCTGAAAAATTAATTGTTCCTTACAACACTACCGACCTTTTATCAGCGCAACGTATTACTCAACAACTTACTATGGGCGGAAACGATATTCGTAAAATGCAACTAGCTGGTGTTTACAGAGATGTAGATCTTTCTGGTGGCGGAGGATATGTTAATACAAGCAGTGTAGAAGAAGAGATTGCTAGACAGGAAGGTATAGAAAAAGTAACTACAGATGACGACGTTTATGAGCTTTATGAAGTTCACGCTTTACTAGACCTAGAAGGTTTTGAACACACAAACGAAGCGAAAGAGCCAACAGGAATTAAACTTCCTTATATTATTACTTTAGATGCAATGAACGGCACCATTTTATCTATTACTCGTAATTACGCAGAAGGAGATTCTTCTCACAAACCTAAGCAATATTTTGTTCATTACAAATTTCTCCCCGGTTTAGGTTTTTACGGCTTTGGATTGCCACACATTATTGGTGGTGTTTCTTCTTCTGCTACGTCTATCTTACGTCAGCTTATTGATGCTGGTACACTTGCTAATTTACCTGCTGGTTTTAAAGCTAGAGGAATACGAATCAGAGATGACGACGTTCCGCTACAACCTGGCGAGTTTAGAGATGTAGATGCTCCTGGCGGATCATTACAAAACTCTCTTATTCCATTACCATTTAAAGAACCTTCTGGAACTTTATTTAATCTTTTAAGATTATTAGAAGAAAGTGGTAGAAATTTTGCAGCAATTGCAGATCATCCTTATCAACAAATGGATAAGAATGCTCCTGTAGGAACAACATTAGCTAATCTAGAGCATGGCACTCGTGTTATGTCTGCTATACATAAAAGATTACATTATGCACAAAAAATAGAATTTAAATTACTAGGTGAATTATTTCGTGATTATTTACCTCCAAGCTATCCTTACATGACTAACAAAGGGCAAACCGAAGTAAAGCAAACAGATTTTGATCAAAGAGTAGATATTATACCTGTTAGTGATCCTAACATTTTTTCTCTGGCTCAAAGGATTGCAACTGCACAAACTCAACTACAGATTGTGCAATCAAATCCTCAGATACATGGACAAACAGGTTTATATGAAGCGTATCGCCGTATGTATGAAGCGATAGGCGTGAAGAATGTGGAGCAGATCCTACCTCCTCCTCAACAACCCCAACCAATTGACCCTGCACTCGAAAACGCTGCGGCCCTACAGGGCGGTCAATTGCAGGCTTTTGCTCCACAAGATCACGATGCTCACATTAAGGCACATATGGCTGCCTTAGCTACACCTACTATTGCTACAAATCCACAACTAGCCGCTAACATACAAGGACACATTTACCAACATTTCTCATTTAAGGCGCAAGCTATAGCAACAGCTGAGTTGCAAAACAGTCCTGAGTTCCAGCAGATGCAACAACAGTATCAAGGTCAAGTACCTCCCGAAGTGCAACAACAAATTCAAGATAAGATGGCAGAGGAAGTAGCTCTAGATGTTGCT